AGCTTCCGTTAATGGTGATTTTCAAACTGTCGGCAATTGTCTTCCAGTGCTTCGCGCCTTTGCGGTCGCCGTCTTTCTTGCACTTCGCCGCCATTGCCTTAGCATGAATACGGGTGTTTACGATTTTTTCGTAAACAATCAAAAACGCTTCGCCTAAGTGCGGCGGGCAAAGTCTTTGGTTTAGGATTGTTCGCGGGTAAAACGATTCTACGTCGTTGTCTGCTAAAATTATTTCTTCGGTCGTGTAATGCGCTGTTTTCTTTTCGCTAGAATGAAGCCCGCCCATCCCTAACTTGTACGTCGAACCGCCGATAGTTACTTTAAGCTTTTCAAGTTCTTTCGGCATAATGGGCGAACCCAAAGCGTCCAAATAGAACCGGGCACCTTGCACAACTTCCAACATTTCGCGAAGCTGCGGCGTCTGGTAAGAAATGAAGTCGGGCGTTTTATAAGCCAAGACAGTATCGCCCGCTAGTGTGGGCTTTCTTGGGTAATAGCCAAGCACTTTTTGAAGTTCGCTATTAATCACGGCTTCGGCTACTTGGGCGTCTGATTTGCTGCGAAGGTCTACCCCGTATTCTTCCGACATTTCGGCCCGCAATTTTAATTCGGGCGCAAGTTCATTAAATAAAAGTTCGGTATTTTGAAGGTCATTGCAGCAATACGGACGCACTACCGCCGCGTCTTCTGCGGTTAAAATATGATCTTCTGGAAATGGCAAGTCTTGCATTCGTTCGCAGTGCATACGCCCGGCGTAAAGCTTCAACGAACCTTGAAGCGGCGCAACTTCGATTAAATCAACATGATTGTATTGCCCGATTTTAATTCCATAGCGTTTGGCAAATGCGAACGGCGTTACCTTTTCGGTTCCGTGATTCGGCCCGCTTTTAATGATATAGTCGGAAGCTTCTTTAAGCGTTTCGCAGCTTGCGCCAGTCATTGCAAGTTCAATAATTGGCAAATCATAGTTTCGGCTATTGAAGCCCACAATACAGAACCGCCAAAGCATCCAACGCAATTTAGTTTCGTTAAAGTTGAAGTCGGGCGACCTTTCAAACGCGATAAACTTTCCGTTGTCAAGGCATTTAAACGCGACGTACCAAAAGTTTCTATACGTTTCAACGTCGAATATAAATACGCTTCCGGCTGGCAACGACATTAATTTTTCGTCTGTCATAAATTCGACAGGACGCAAAGCCAGCCCAATGCTTGCGGCCAGCTTATCAACGACGCGGCTTTTCTTGGCTACTATAAAGCCTTCTTCGTTTAACATTCAACGCCCCTTAAACCGATATGTCGTCCGAATAATCTTCGTCGTTTCCATTCTGCGGAATTTCGGTGCCAAGGTCAAGACCCATAAGCGCGCCGCGTATGTTTTCGCCGAAGAATACGACTTTGTTTGCTTCCGGTACGAAGTGCGCTTTTTGCATTGCGTGTTCGACAGCTAAAAGCATTTTAACGCTAAAGCCCATTCGTTCGGGCAAGCCTTCGATTTTATACGTCGAAGCTTCTTCTTTGTGCATCTTCGACAAAACCGCGCCGTCTTCGAAGAATACGTTTCCGTTCGGGCTGAAAGATTCAATTGCGCGAACGCCTTTAAAGAAGTCTTCGGGAATCGCCCAAGGGTTCAAGTTTTCGACTTCAAGGACGACGGAATAATTCGGGTAACGTTCGCCGTAAAGCTGCGTTTTAATAAACGCCCCGTTTTCGAAATAGAACGTCGCCGAAGACTGCGAAAAACCGAAGCCGGTTAGCGCCTGCGGTGCCTTCGATATGGCAACCGCTGCGGCCCTTGGAAGCATCATGCCGGGCGGAAGGTCTATGCCGTGCCACGCTTCCAGCAAAGCCGCCCCGTTGGTCGCTACCGCGCTTCCAGCCTGCAACAAAACCGCCGCATAGGTGGCAACGGGTGCGCTTTCAGTCGCAAGCCCTAGAACAGCGGCTAAGGCCGTTTTAACCCGGTCGTCGATTGCCGCGCATTGCGGGTCGGGCGCAGTAATCGGCACTTCGTCAAAAGATACACAAGGAACAAGCGCCCGGAACACGCCAGACGAAACGGCAAGCGTATTCGCCGAAAGCTGCGTAATTGAAAGTTCGTCGGAAGCTTTCGACAATGCGCCGATAAACTGCAACGTATTCGGGCACGCCTGCAAGTCTTCTTCGATTGGGTGCGCTATAGTCAACACGCCGTCGAACGCCGCCGCCCAATTGTGCGTAATGTGGGCAAATTGAACGCCGGTCGGCCCGGCCTTTTTCTGCGCCGCTGCAATGAACTTCAAAGCAACGATAAGCGACGCGGCGGGGTTTGCTTGCGCACCCTTCGGCGTCTTCGAAGCGGCTTGCCTGCGGGCGCGCGGTTTCTTCTTGGCCGGTTCCTTTTGGGGTTCGTCGGTTGGAAGCGGTATATTATTTTCGATTTGGGTCGTCATAGTTTCACCATTCAGCGGAAAGAACTTCGGGGTATTTCTTGTTTACCCATACGCGAAGACGGGCGGGCGTGCGAAGTTCGGAAACACGCCGCAAGGCTTCGCAAGTTGTAGGCGGCGGGTCTTCGTTGTGCCGTTGTTTCCACCAGTCCCGCGACCGTTTCGCCGCAAAGCCCGGATGCTCTAACGTTACGAATTCGTTAAACATTTGAAAGCCGCAAAAGTAACTAACTTTAATCATTGGCGGTTTCGTTAACACGCCGTTAGCGTCGCGCTTTTCGTGTAAATTGTAAAGCACTTTTTGAACGTCGAAATATTCGACTATCGGTGCGTCGCTTCGTAGCGGTTCCAATATACCAGCGGTTGCAAATATTTTTGTTTCAAAGCTAAATTCTGACCCACAATTAATACACTGTCGGGCGGCTGCGTGATTGTATACGCCGCAAACTTCGCAAATACGAACCGGGGCGTCGCCGCCGCCTTTGCCGGGTTTGTTAGGAATGCGCGGGTCGTTTATTGGCCCAAGTCTACGAACGTTCCCGGCAAAGTCGCTATATAAGCAATTTAATTTGTTCGTTCCCGGCGAAGGTCGCGTGCCACGGCCCAACTTTTGAACGTGCTTGCCCGGCGAAAGCGTCGGGTTCAAGTCCGCTATGTAATCAATAGGCGGATGGTCAAAACCTGTTGTTAACTTTTGCCCGGAAACTATGCCGCGAAGTTCGCCCGCTTTATATGCCCGCAAGCGTTCGGTATTAACCTTCGCGGGTAATTTCGAATGAACCGGCAAAACTTCTAAGCCGTAACTTTGAATTACGCTTGCGACGTGTTCCGTATTATTAATACCTGTTGCAAAAATTAGCCAACAATTGCGGTCGTATGCAGTTTCCATCATTTCGCGAACCGCAGAAAAAACAATTTCGTCGGTATCTGCGGCGGCTTCTAACTGTTTGTTGTTGAATTCGCCAGCGGTAAGACCTACCGAAGAAAGGTCTATTTCTGTTCGGGTTGGCTTCGCAATAAGTGGTGACAAGAAGCCTTCGGCGATAAGACGATTAAACGAATCAACGCCGGTTATGTCGTAACAAATATCGGTAAAAATTCCGCCGTCGGTTATCATGCCTTGTTTCATTCGATACGCAGTTGCAGTAAAACCAATTACTTTTAAGTTCGGGTTAATCTTCAAAAGTTCGGCAATAATATATTGATACTGTGAATCTTCTTTAGGGCTTAACAAATGGCATTCGTCAATTAACAGCAAATCGCGCCAGCCGAAATGCTGCAAATGCGTCGGGCGTCCGTCGTCTTCGCGCAAAGCCTTTTCGATAGCTGGCGCGACAGATTGAACCCCGCCGAATATGATTGGCATGATTACTTCGCGCGAATTTAAACCCGCCGAATAAACGCCAAGCGGCGCAGTCGGCCAAACCGACATAAGCTTTTCGGCGTTTTGTTCGATAAGTTCTTTAACGTGCGTAAGCATCATAATTCGCTGATTCGGCCAAAGACCAAAAACCCGCCGAATAAAGTTGGCAATAACTACCGACTTTCCGGTTCCCGTCGGCATAGCGACGACCGGGTTTCCGACTTGGCCGCGTTGGAAATAGTCGAATATATGGTATTCGGCTTCGTCCTGATACCAACGCGGAACGTAAATGCTAGACATTTTTTGCAATCGCCGTAATTGATTCGTAAGACGGGCAAGCCTGCGGTATAAAGTCTTTCGGAATTACGCCGTTGTGAACGTCGCAAAACCATTCGGCGTTTTCTACCGGGTGCGCGTGTTTGCAGCTTCGGCAATTGCGTTCGGGGATTGCGCCCTTGTGGCAAATGTCTTTCATTGCGCAATAACCGCACTTATAAAACGTCGGATTATCCGAAATACGCGGCGGCGCTTCTTGCGAACAAATAATTCGTTCGGCCTTCGCTATCATTTGTTCGCCTAACTTATGGTCAAGCTTTGCGACTTCAACATGCAACGAATCGTCGTTTTTATTAATGTTCAAATAAACAACGTATTTAAAATCGTACTTCTTGCCATACGTTGAAACTTGCGCGAAATGCTCGGGCTTGGCTACCGGCATTCCGCTTTCGCCTAGCTTGTTAAAGCCTGCGCCGGTTCCGTTGGTTTTAAATTCCAGCAAGACGGGTTCGACTATGCCGTAGCGTTCCGGCAAAATTGCGATACCGTCAAGCGACCCGCCGAAGTGCCCCATAACGTCGGAAATTCGATATTGCGGGAACGACAGGCCGTCGGCCTTAGCGCGGGCAACGTGGGCACGAAATAAAGGATCGTCGTTGGTAATGAACCGACAGCCCAACGGCAATTCTTCGCCCGGCTTCAATAGTCCGTAACTGTTCGCTTCGTCTTGATAAAAGAAACCTTCGTAGTTTTCGAACCAGATTTTAAAGCCGATACCTTCCAGCCATTCTATAAAGCGGTCTTCTTCACGGTGCCCACGATTAAACAAGCGTTGTTGCCGCCCGGTGTGCTTTTCGTGCAAGCACCAGCGGAAGACGTACCACAAGAAGCGCGAACAGTCGCGACCGATTAACGACGCGCCAAGGTGCGAACGGTGCCCGTCGTCGTAAGTCGTCGCGCAATATTCGTCTATATCTTCAAGAACGCGTTTCGACAGCGCAGCGGCTACGCCTGGCGAACTAAGTTCGACGCTTTGTTTTCCTGCGTCTTGCTTCGTCGCTGTTTCGCTTATCAATTGCGCTTGCGCGTTCGTTTCTTCTTTCTTGCTTGGCATCGTTCTTCACCTTACGCTTTAACAGCGCGTTGTAATTGCTTGCTAAGTAATCCGCCGAAAGTGTCGCAACGTCTTTAAGTTGGTCTTTCGACAGCCACGAAATATGGCATTGGCTTTCGTCTATTCCAAGTTCGGACGCAAGCCAGTTATAAGCTTTGCGCCTTGACATTAAACCGCTTTGCCAAAGCCTGTCGAACTCGTTATGGGCTTTCGTTCTAAGTCGCCGTGTCGAACGGTCGGCCATTCGGCCAAGCGGAATAAAGGTGCCCGGATGGCAACCGACAGCCGCTTTACAATCGTTGCAGTAAAAAACATGCGGCCAATCGCCGTAAGTTCGCCCGTATATCTTGTCGTTCGTCGTTAATTCTATGTTGAACGAACAACAAGTGTCACATTGTTCCGGGGTAGGCAATGCGTCTTTTATCTTCGACATAGAATGCGATTCCCCATAATAAAAAGCCGGGGCCGGTTAAAGCCCCGGCTAATTTGCCGTTGTTGCTTACGACTTAACGTGCGCCCCAAGGTGCCGCGCCGCCCGGTGCCGCTTGACCGCCGCCGTTTGGTTGCTGTTGCCAGCCGCCGCCATTGTTGGCCGGGGCTTGGTTCTGCGCTGGCTGTTCCTGCGCCGGTTGCTGGTTTTGCGCTGGCTGTTGCTGCGCTGGCTGTTGGTTCTGTGCCGGTTGCTGCTGACCGCCCCAAGCTGCGCCGCCTTGTGCTGGCTGTTCCTGCGCCGGTTGCTGGTTTTGGGCTGGCTGTTGACCCCAAGCCCCGCCCTGCGCCGGTTGACCGCCGAAAGCGTCGTTGCCCTGCGGCTGTTGCTGCGCTGGCTGTTGCTGCGGTTGTGCTGCGGCTTGGCCTGCGCCAGCTTTGCCCGGTTCGTTGCCGTTAACGTCGAACACCTTTTTAACTTCGGTGTATTGGGCGTCGTTTTTCTGCGGCCCAACTTCGATAATAAACGGGATATTGTGCAACTGCGACGAATCCGCTACTTGGAACACGCCGACAACGTGACAAACTGCGGAAAGTTGACGGTGCGCGATTTCGACGGTCTGTTGGCTTGAATGGTACAGGTTCAAGCGGTAAGCGCCGGTTGTGCCTTGCTGCGGGCCGTCAATGATTTTCAAATTAAGTTGAAGGTATCCGCCGTCGTTGTTTTTGTTCGATTTCACTTCCGAAGAAGCAATTACGACCGGGTGCCGACCAATCGGTAAACTTCCCGCGCCTTGGCTTGGGTCGAACTGTTGTGCGTTGAACGCCTGAATCAATTGCATGATTTCACCTTTTCGAAAAGTCCTTGCCGTTTGTTACGGTCGGCAAAGTAAACCGTTTATTGCATTGCCTTTGCAAAAAGCGCCGACAAATCGGGCGGTTCAAGTTCGCCCAAGTTCCCCAAGCGGTCGCGCGCGAATACTTCGGGAATTTCTTTAGTACGCAATGCGCGAACCGGCTTCGGTTGGCCGGGCATAACTACTTCGCCCAAGTGCATTACGTTATCGAATAAATGCGGAACCTTTACGTTTAAATCTTTGCCCGGAAAAAACGGGCGCTTTTGCATAATAGGTTCGTAAATAATTTCGCCGCCCTGCAAGATTGTTTGGCGTCCGTTTTCGACTATGGCTTGCTTTGCAACCATTGCGATATGTTTTTGCGGCATGTAATAAAGGTCGTTGCAAATCTTCATTACGCGTTCGGACATATTACCGTAAGCTTTCATACCGTGCTTAACTTTCGCCAGTTCGTCGGCCAAGATAAGTTCGGCAATATTCGAAACACTGTCAATACAAAGCGTATCGAAGTTCGTTGCTTCGCGGGACTTCATAAACCATTCGAAGAATTCTACGATAAGCGCAGGCGAATAGGCTTCCCAAGCTGGAATCGTCGAACCGCGCATAGACAGCATACCGGGTTCGGTCACAAGCAAAACCGGGCGCGGTGCGGTATTCATTAGCGGGGTTTTGCCGGAACCCGGCCCGCCGAAAATGGTTGCCTTTACGCCGTAGCGTCGGGCCAATTGCGAAGCCGGTTTTAATTGCGACATTTGCATAACTGTTCACCTTTTGAAAGTACGCCCCGGCCTAGTGTGGGCACCGGGGCGCGTTGGTTACTTCTTGGCTTTCGGTTCGACGATTTCAAGCGTCGGCGTACCTTCGGACGTAATAACAACGTCGTCGATAATTTTACGGTACTTGTCCGAAAGCTGTTTGTATTCGGTAAGCGAAAGCGAAGGTTTCCAGTCTACCAGACGTTCGGCTATAAGTTCGCCCGCTTCGCCGTCTTTTTCAATCTTCGACAAAGCCTTTTCAATTCGCGCTTTGTCTACGCGGCCCGCGTCATTCTTAACGAAGCCGTAATTAACCGGAACTTTCATCTTCGATTTATAGCCGTTGCCAAGTTCGACGTTTTCAGTCGAACCGGATTTGGCCGGGTCGTGCATGAACATTACGGAGTTCTTGCGGGCCACCAATTCGGCTTCTTTGGCAAATTCAAGGGCAACTTTCGCCGCTTGCCATTCTACCAACAAACGGTCGCGTTCTGCAACGTAGTCGGCTTCGGAAAAATTGCGAACTTCGCCGGTATCGGGGTTAGTTACTTGGATAGTTAGCGGGGTCATTTCTGCACCTTTCTTTGTTAGGCCGTCGCGTTGTGCGCCGGTATGTACGAACTATACGACGGGCCTTCGTTGGTGTCAAGGGGTGTTCGAAGAAATTTCGGAACTTTTTTCGCCAGCTTCCAAAATTTCACGTTCGCCGAACAAATCCCGGTTGTTCGCGTCGTATTCTGTAAATGCGTTTGGGAAACGATGCCGAAGCTTTGCAATATTTACCGCTTGCGCTTCGCCGAAGTTCGACCCCAAAGCACGAAGCAAAATAGCGTCGTACCAAAAGCCGTCGCCTACTTCTTCGACTGCGTTTACATTGTCGAACGGCTGGCCTTCGTTTGCAGTAGCGGCCAAAGCTTCCAGCAATTCGCCCGCTTCGGTTGCTTTGCCGATAATGCCGTGAATAATGTTTATCGAATCTTGGTCGTTGTTGGCTATCCATTTCGGAAGCTTCGCCAAAGTTTCGGCGTAATGTTGGGCGTTGGCGGCTGCGGGTACGTTAATTTCACGGCCATAGAAAAGCGCCTTTTTGATTTCGTCAAGCTTTGCAAGCGCGTCGATTGCTTGGCCTACGACGTGCGCGAAGTACGCAAGCGGGATTCGTTCGCCGTAATACTTGCCGGACGCGGTAACGTGCGCTTCTTCGATATAGTCGAAGGTTTTTACTTGGTCGTTCATGGGTTCACCTTTAAAGAAGGGCCGGGGCACCACGCGCCAGCGTTCCGACACTGTAGCGGCTGCGATGTTGCCTGTCAAGTATCTTAGCTATTGACCAAAATTCTAACGCCTGCTAAAGTGTTGGCAAATGAACGAAAAGCAAAGGTTCCCGAATGCAACAAATCAAATACGAAGACCGGCGTAACTTGCCGAACGTGTCGGCGGTTTACGTTGTTCGAAGCGAAAGCCAAGTTCTTTACGTCGGTTCGTCTTGGACGTTGCGCCAACGTTTTATAAGCCACCATAGGCGCGACGCGTTTTTAGCCCACAATGCAACCTTTATTGAATGGGAAGAATGTCCCGACGACCAAATGGCCGACATTGAACGCAAGTTGGTTCGTAAGCTTTCGCCGTTGTTGAACATTGCGGCAAGCCGACCAAAGGAAAAGAAGATTAGGCAAAAGGTTTCGACAGCAACGCCGCAGCTTACAAGCTGGCGCGACGCCTGTATTTCTGCGCTTTCTTCTTATGTTGAAGGCAAGCCAAAAGAAAAAACATTGGTTGAAATTTCGGAAGCAACCGGCGTTAGCGTTGGTTGGTTAAAACAGCTTCTTGCTGGTAATATTGACAACCCCGGAATTCTTTACATTGAATCCGTGTCGGGCTATTTAAAGAAGGCTAACTAAATGTATCAAAACATACCTAACGAAATGCGGACTTATCCGCAATGGGTAATGTGGCGATACGAAGACACCGATTCGAAGAAACCTACAAAGGTTCCGTATTCGGCCCGTACTGCCAGACTTGCCAGCGTAACAGACCCGACAACATGGGGAACGTTCGACGAATGCGTTAACGCTATGTCATCCGGTTGGTATAGCGGAATCGGCTTCGTATTGACCGAAAACGACCCATACGCATTTATTGACCTTGACGACACCAAAGGCGACCAAACTTCGCTTGACCGTCAAGTAAAGATTTTTAACGAATTCGCAAGCTATGCCGAAAAGTCGCCGTCTGGTTACGGCTTGCACATTATCGTAAAAGGCGCGATACCTGCGGGCCGTCGCCGTTCCTTTATCGAAATTTATTCTTCGGCCCGTTATATGACAATGACGGGCGACGTTTACCGCGACGCGCCTATTAAAGAACAAGGCGAATTGTTGAACATTCTTTGGGGCCAAATGGGCGAAGGTTCCATAGCTGTTGCCCATTATGCCGGATTGGCCGAAGCCAAGGAAACCGACGAAGAAGTTTATAAACGCGCTGTCGAAGCTGCGAACGGCGATAAATTCGCGGAACTGTTCGCGGGCAAATGGGAAGGCATGTACGCTTCGCAATCGGAAGCCGACTTTGCTTTGGTCGATATTATCGCATTTTATACGCAGAACCGGGCGCAGATTAAGCGAATGTTTCGGGCGTCTGGTTTAGGCAAACGCGACAAAGCACAACGCGACGATTACGTTTCGTATATGCTTAATAAGTGCTTCGACCGCATGTTACCGCCCGTTGATATTGACGGCTTGCGCAACAAGTTAGACGAAGCCATAGCCAACAAACAAGCGCAACACGACGCCGAAGTTATGTCGCGCAATTCCGCAGCGTTGCCGCACCAAGAAGCACAACCGCCCAAGCTGTCGGAAACTTCCAGCGTATACAGCGTGCCGCCCGGATTAGTTGGCGAAATCGCCCAATATATCTACGCACAAGCGCCGCGCCCTGTACCTGAAATTTCCTTAGCCGGTGCGTTGGGTTTGGTCGCTGGCATTGTGGGCCGGGCGTACAACATATCGGGAACGGGTTTAAACCAATACGTCTTATTGTTGGCACCTACCGGAACAGGTAAAGAAGCAATCGCAAGCGGCATTGATAAACTAATGGCGCAAGTTATCCGAACGGTTCCGGCTGCGGCTGAATTTATCGGCCCCGGCGAAATTGCGTCGTCGCAAGCAATTATCAAGTATATGTCGCGCGGGCCAAATTCTTTCGTATCATTGGTCGGCGAGTTCGGCATTTACCTTCAACAAATGGCAAGCGTTAACGCACCGCCGCACCTTACCGGGCTTCGTCGCTTTCTGTTGGACGCTTACAACAAGTCGGGCGAAAACAAAGTTCTTCGGCCTTCCATTTATTCGGACAAGGACAAGAACACAAGCGCCGTTCTTTCGCCGTCGTTTACCATGCTTGGCGAATCAACGCCCGAAAAGTTTTACGAAGGCTTGCACGAAGGTTTGATTTCCGAAGGTTTGTTGCCGCGTTTTACCATGATTGAATACCACGGCGAACGGCCACCATTGAACCCGGCGCACTTGTCGGCCCAACCATCGTTCGAACTAATCGACAGGCTTTCGACTATCTGCGCGCATGCGTTAATGTTGAACAGCCAGAACAAAGCGATACACGTTCAAACCGACCCGGACGCGAAAGCGTTGTTCGATAAGTTCGACGCACATTGCGACGCAAATATAAACACAAGCGACCGCGAAATTCGCCGCCATTTATGGAACCGGGCGCACGTTAAGGCGTTGAAGCTTGCCGCAATTATTGCCGTTGGCTGCAACCCATACGACCCGAACATAAATAGCGACGTTGCATCATGGGCGATTAACCTTGTTGTAGCCGACGTTCGAAATTTGCTTGCACGCTTCGACGCTGGCGAAATCGGCATAGACAACGACGAAACGAAACAGCTTGCAAAGGTAATCGGAACGGTAAAAGATTTCGTCGTTTCACCTTGGCCGGACGTTGCGAAGTATGCAGGCGAAGGCGCGGGCGTGTTGCATTCGAATCGTATTATTCCTTACAGCTATGTACAAAGAAGACTTGCCGCCGTTGCCGTATTCCGTAAAGACCGCATAGGGGCAAGCGGTGCAATTAAAAAGGCGTTGAAGACCTTATGCGAACGCGGCGACCTTCAAGAAGTAAGCCGGGCCACACTGTCGAAAGAATACAATACGACCGCCGTTGCGTACATGGTCGCGCATCCGGGCGTATTCGGCTTATGACGCGCCGGGCCATTGTGGGAACCAAGCCGCCTTCGGGCGGTTTTTTTTATTTCGAAAATAATTCGTCGTATGTCTTGACGTAGTTTTGAACGTAGCGTATATTTAAACCATCGAAGCACACAACGAAGGGTTAACGAAATGAACGCACTTAACAATATTCAACGGGCTATCGGCTGGAACAGCACCAAGAACGCCGACGGCACCTTTACCGCCACGGCTTACAGCTTTGACTATCAAGCAACACCAGTCGTTCACGCCAGCTACACGCGCGCCAGCCGCGCCCAAGCTGTAACCGCAGCCAAGAAGGCGGTTCGCTACCTGAAAGCCCAACAGCGCGCCGCCACGGCGTAAGGAGTGCCAGCAATGCACATTATCGTAAACGGTTCGCGTCGAAAGGTGCCCACAATGAAGCGCCAGCCATTCAGCAACGCCACCATGCGCGAACCAACGCCCGGCAAGCCGCATATTGCGCTAATCGACGGCCTTTGGCGGGTGTCGCCTTGGAAGCGCGGAACCGGGCCGCTGTATTACCAAGCGCACGCATTCACAAACCATTTAAACCAACGTATTTTATTTAAGGAGTCGGAACAACGAACGCATTTAGTATCGCACTTTTCGCCGCGTTGGGCCTTGCCTTCTTGCGCATGGCTGCAACCCAATTCGAAACCGGCTTGTTTCATTTCGTAAACGGCGAAGTTCGTAAAGCACTTCGAAGCCTTGGTTTTGCATTCTTCTTCGTTATGCGCTCAACAACGACGCTTCGGCATGTTGTTGATTTCTTCGACAGCTTCGAAATACTTACTATTGACGAATCGCCGCCTATGGTAGCGCCGAAAGCTTCGAACAATGTTCGCGTATAATAGCCGATGGGAAATATAAGGGCTATTTATAATGGTGTTTTCCTTTATATTCAACGACTTACACGGATTCATAACAAGTATAACGTTTAATGGGTAAACAGGGGAAACCCTAGCCTAGTGTTATAACTTTACATTCCTTATATAGTTACTTTATTACTATTATATTTTATTATATTATTATATATCCTTTAGAATCAAGGACTTAGCCATTAGAAAACCCCTTATATCTGTATAATGGGCAAATTCCTTCCTTATAACGTTATAAAGTGCTTGACTTGTAAAGTTTATAACGTTAAGATTCCGGCCATAGTCAACGAACAAACGGGGTTTTAAAATGAATTACGAAATCGTCGAATCTTCGCCGAAGGCAAAGGAAAAAATTAAAAGCTACGAAGACGCACTAGGCGTCGAAGACGTGCCCGAACACCAGCGCGCGAAGTACCCTTGGCCGTGCTTGGCTATCGGTCAATCGTTTACCGTGCCGCTGTCGGAAGGTAACGAAGCTTCGTTGCGCAACGGTGCGTCGCAGTATTCCAAGAAGACCGGCAAGAAATTTACAGTTCTTAGGCACGCGCAATATTCATGCTTTGAAGTCGCGCGCATTCTTTAACGGCCCAATGTGGGCAACAGGGGTTTAATATGACCAAAATCGAATCGGGCGTAGCTATGCCGAAGCAACGTCGCAAGGCTGGCGCAATACCCGCTAACGTAGCTAAGGCAATTAAAACGTATAAGGACGAATACCGCGCACTTTATGGCGTGAACGTACTTTCAATCGAATACAAAGACGGCTATATTTACGTTGAACAACAAGCGGGGGTTTCCTTGAAGATTTTTAAGGTGCGCATAAGTCAACTTAAATTTAGGAACAATTGGTAATGAACAAGCCGCAAGAACAAATCGTAGAACGTCGCAACATTGAACGCCGGGCATTCGTTGGCGCATTTGTAGCCCAACAGGCGAAGGCCGGAACGTGGCCCGATTCGGATATTAAGCGAATGGTTATGCTTAACGAACTTATCGAAGCTTGGGAAAATCGGGCGAAGTAAAAAAGTTTCGTCGTAGGTGTTGACACGCTGTCGAAGTAGCGTATACTTAACCCATACCAACCAAGAACAGGAAACGCCGCCATGACTTACACCGCCGAAAACTTCGTAGCTTCGCCAGCCTTCGTAAAAATTGCAGTAAACGCACGCTTGAAGGCAACCAACCAACGAAGCATTAACCGGGGCGGGTCGTAGCAATGCGGCCCGTTTGTCGTATGAAGCAAGAAGACTTCTTAGAAGGCGCACATTTTGCGCTTAAAGTTGGCAAATTTGCGATAACCGCCGAATCAGGCGGCGAAGTACGTTTAACGGTAGTCGAACGCGGTACGACGAAGGTTTTTAACGTAACGCCAGACGTTGCAATTAAGATTGCAGCCGCGTTACAATCTGTCGCTATATGCGCGAAACATTCTAAGGAGTTCAACGAATGACCCCGGATAAACTAGCGAAGTCGGGCACCGAACACGGCCACCAAACGGCCTTATTCGCTTATGTGGCCGTCGCGTACTTGCACGGCTTCGACGTAGCCGACCAATGGTCGAAGACTGGCAAGCTTCCAGAACGTCGCCCAATCAACCACGGCGAACACGCGCCCGCAGTCCCGGCCCTTGAATGGTTCCACGCCATACACAACCAAGGGCACGGCGACAAGGTGCGCGGGGCCAACGCCAAGGCCGAAGGCGTGCGCAAGGGCATAGCCGACACATTCTTACCGTGGCCCGTATGGACGCAAAGCCGCGAAGAAGTCGTTATAGCGTATTGCGGACTTTATATCGAAATGAAGAAGCCGACCGAACGACCGAAGACAGACAAAGGCAAAGGCGGCGTATCGGACGAACAAGCGCAGTTCGGCGAATATGCGAAAGGTGTTGGTTATGGGTTTATGGTGTGCTATGGTTGGGAACATGCAGCAAGCGTTCTTCGTAGTTATATCGAATGGAAGGGGTAAACAAAATGCGCTTGTCTGTCGAAGATATGACCGGGCCAGACCCGGACAAAGCCGGGCTATGCGTTCGCGCTGTTATCACGCTTGACGGCCAGCGGGTCGAACGCCTTAACAAGCTTCCGCCGTATGAACCGTTTATAATTCTTAAAAAGGAGTTGTTGAAATGAAGAAAACAGACGACGAACTAATAGACGAAGCCCGCGACATTGCGCGCGGTAAACGTTGTTTTGTAGTAACAAAGCCGGGTTACTGGCTGTTGTATCGCGAAAGCGTGCCGCGTAACGTATGCATCGGCAAACGGTCGAAGGCGTCGGGTTTGCTAGCACTTGCAAAAAAAGCTTGACGTACTGTCGAACTTGCCGTATTCTTCTTCGTAAGTTGAACGAACACGAAGGGGCAAGAAATGGGAACTTACAACGTAACAACCAAATTCGAAATGCAAGACGGGCGCGTTCTGTCGTGTGAATATGGTATATCGTATACGCCCGCATGCATTAGCGGCCCGCCCGAAGATTGCTACCCCGCAGAAAGCGAAGCGGGCGAAGCAACGTACTTTATCGACGGCGACGAAATCAAATACGACGATTTGCCGAAGGGTCTTTGCGCCATAGCCGACAAGCTTTACGAAGCCGGTTCGGGCGAATACAATTACTGCGAAAGCGAAGACGAACCGGATTACGAACCGGATTATTACGACGATTATTAAGGAGTTATTGAAATGGCAACTTTCTTTATCGCATGGGCCGCGCTTTGCGTCGGCTTTCTTATGGGCTACGTTCTTTCCGCAGTCTTCAAGCGCAACGCCGACGCTTACCCGGAAGTGCCTTCGGTTGAAGCGCAACGCATTTCGCCGCAGGCAATGGCGCGCATGGACGAAGCCTTGGCCCAAGCCGGGGCCATGATGAAAAGCGGCGACTTCGAATACCTGTCGGGCGGGCTTATGGTGCAAGACTTGGGGCACGGCGTCGTAACCATCCGGGGCGACGTATCGTTGCGGGCGGTTGAAGATGAATAACGGCGAATTATTGGCGAAGGTTAGGGCGAACCAAAATCGCCTTGACGCGTGCCCGAAACATTTTTTCGACATAGGCGAGCCGCCGTATAAGTTCGGCATGAAGCTTACTTGCCAGAACTGCGGCGGCGAAATGGACGCCGTAAAAGCTTTCGTATATGTGCAAGGATACGAAGCCGCAGGCGGTAATGCAAACGACGTAATACCGGGCTTTCGGTAATGGAACTTTCGACCCTTGAAGTCGTCTTAATCGTTGTAAGCGTAGCCGAAACAATTATTTCGGCGATTCTTTATCGAAAGATGAAAAAAAAGGCTTGACGCCGAACGCATATTGTACGAAACTAAGCGCAACGAACACGAACGGCTTATAGAAGCCTTGCCGATAGGACGAAACTTATTATGAACGTTGACCCGCTTTTTATGACAATTGCGCTTCTTGCACTGGCCAACGCCGTTCGCTTGAAGCTTAACCAAATCAAGGCCAAACGTCGCGAACGTGAAATGTTCGAACGCGCCGCAGTTATCGCCGCACGTCGTCAAGTCGTAGAAAAGCGCGGGTCCGTTCTTGCAGGCGAACGCGAATGGATTAACAACAAAGCCCCGGTTAACGCCGGTAAAGTGTGGGAATAATTATGCTTAATCATAACCAAATCGAAAACCTTATGTTGTATGTTGACGCGGAAACGAACAACGCGGTCGGCACCAGCAAACAAGAACCGCGCAACATGGCCGGACAATTTATCGCATTCGGGCCGCGTGTAACGCACGACCCGGCGTTGTTTAACCTTCTTGTCGCTGCGCCCATGCTTTACCAGCAATTAACGTTGCAGTACCAAGCATTGCAAGGGCTTATAGACCTTATCGAACGTTTTCCGCAACCAACGGACGACGGCACGAAATTAACGAAAGCTTTTATCGAACTGCAAAATGGCTGTTTGTTGGCGCAGCGTGTCGCGCAAGTAGGCATCGAAGAAGTTTCAAAAACACTTGACGGCGGTTCTAAGTAGTCGTAGAATCTAACCATCGAAACGAACATAGGTGCCCATAATGAACAAAAATACTTTAGCAGTCCTTGGCGTTATCGCCGCTTTGGCAACGTTGGGCTTTGTCGGTTCAATGGATTACACCGACGAAGTACGCGAACAAGTGTTGTATTGCGACAAAGTAGCGGCTGAAGTTTGGCCCGATTACGAAGGTTCGTACAATGAACAATGCACCGCCGAAAAGCTGAAAGAATATCAAGAAATTTTGCGTTGACCGCTTGACATGTCGAACGGTCGGCGCAAAATAAACCCGTCGCAATCCTGCGGCAATACCTTAACGTTAAGGAGTTTTACAAATGGCTAATAAGAAATCCACCGCGAAGAAATCCACCGCCGCCGAAACTGTTGCAGTAATCGGCCTTGCCGAAATTGTTGCAGCCGGTGCAAATGGCCTGTATACTTCACCGGACATTCACGCTTCGCTTGTTGAAGCGGGCTTGGTTGAAGTAAACCCCGACATGGCAACCGAAGCGGGCGAAATCGCAACCCGCGCAACCCAAAAAGGAATCGAAAGCATGAATACCCCGAACACTGATACCGGCACCGCAGCCGCCCCCAAAGTCGCAACTTCGTTCGTAATCGAAGACGCCGTACCAATGCCGACCATTTCCGGTCGTGGCCGTGGCGGTAACGTATACCCCTTCGCCCAACTGGAAGCGGGCCAAAGCTTCTTCGTACCGAACAGCGAAGATAAGCCGAACGCCGCTAAGTCGCTGGCTTCTACCGTTTCCAGCGCGACCTCCCGTTATTCGGTGCCTTCCGAAGACGGCGCAACCAAGACCAACAAGCAAGGCGAAACCGTGCCGGTTATGGTCGAAGTTCGCAAGTTCGTTGTTCGCAGCGTAGAAGAAAACGGCGTTAAGGGTGCCCGCGTCTGGCGCACCAAGTAAGCACGGCGCGGCCTTCGGGCCGCTTCGTTGACTTCGGAAACCCCGTCTTAATGGCGGGGTTTTCTTTTGCCTAAAATTCGGCTATTATTTCTTGCAATTCACGGGCGTTCCCGCCTTGCGATAAACAGACAAAACCAAGGGGCGGGTTTTGAGCGAACAACAAATTTTTAACATAGCAGTCGCAATTATCGGGGCGCTAGGCGGCTGGCTTATGCGTATTATGTGGCAATCGTTGAAAGACCTTCAAACGCGCGACGACAAGTTGGCCGATAAGGTCGGTTCAATCGAAGTTTTGGTAGCCGGTCAATACGCCAAACGAAGCGACGTTGATACAATGGCGACGGCGCTTTTCGCGAAGCTTGACCGAATAGAAGACAAGTTGGACAAAAAGGCCGACAAATGAATAAGCCCGAACTTATCGAAGATTGGCGCAAGTGCTGGCGTTTTTGGTCGGTTCGTCTTTCGCTTTTTGGTTCCGCAATGCTTGCCGCTTTCTTTGCGTACCCCGACGCAATGTTGCATATTTGGTCGCTAATACCCGACGACCTTAAAGCGCATATACCGGCGAAGCATGCGCCGTTTATTCCGCTTTCTATCATATTCGCAGGCGTTGCCGCGCGTATCTTCAAACAAACGAAAATTTCACAAAGGGCCGAACGATGAACAACGAACTTCCTTGGATTGAAGAAGCCCGAAAGTATATTGGTCTTCGCGAAGACACTTCGAAGACTTCGCACAATTCGACCCTTCTTGCAATGCTTGCCCGAATGGGCGAATTTTCCAACGAATCCCGGCCTTGGTGGCAAGACGACGAAACGCCTTGGTGCGGTTTGTTCGTCGGCTATTGCTTGGGCGTCACCGGTCGCTTCGTAGTTAAGGAATGGTACAGGGCGAAGGAATGGCAGTCGCCGCAGCTTACAAAGCTTGACCATCCGGCATACGGCTCGCTTGTCACGTTCACGCGCGAAGGCGGCGGGCATGTTGGTTTTATTGTGGGCACCGACGCGCGCGGAAATCTTATGGTTCTTGGCGGCAATCAATCGAACGCCGTTAGTATCGCGACTTTTGCGGGGTCCCGCGTAACCGGCTTTTATTGGCCGTCGTTCTATCGCAACAAAGCCGCAGTTAAAAGCGTTCCTTTCGAAGAACGCTATATTTTGCCGCTGTTGAAGTCGAACGGCCAACTTTCAACGAATGAAGCGTAAAGGGGCAACGTATGTTTTCCGTAATTTGGGCCGAGTTTGGCAAATGGTTTGTAGCGATTGCGGCTTTTGCCGTAATGCTGGCAAGCGTATTTTATGCGGGCCGAAAAGCTGGCGGAACCAAGGCCGAAGCGAACGCAGCCAACGAACGGGCAAACGACCGCGAAGCTATCGCAACCCGTCAAGTAAACGAAGCCCGCGAAGCTTCACAACGCGAAGTCGAAGCAATCAAAGGGGCACACAATGTTAAAAAAGACAATTCTACTATTGACGACGACGGCGTTAATCAGCGGTTGCGGGACGATTGGTCGCGGGACTAAACCGCCGCAGTCAATCGCCGAAACGGTGCAAACAAAACCCGTCGTAATCGACACGGCTTGCAAATGGGTTTCGCCTATCTGGATTTCGAAGGCCGACGTTCTGTCGCCCGGAACAGCCCGGCAAATCCTAAACCATAACGAAACGGTCGTTAAAAACTGCGGAAAGCAAAACGCGCCTTAACAGAACGCAGGGCTTACGGTATAGTGTTGTTAACGAACGTATACACTAGGCCCACACTATGACCGAAGAACAGAACGAAAGCCAAGAAAAGGTCGCTTATGCTGGCCTTCTATTGAAAGAACGCGACCCCTTCAAGGCTGCGTTATCCCTATTCCCAAACAATACGAACCGGGCGCTATGGGTTGCGAACCATTGGTCGGTTGACCCCGAAGTAAAAGCCGCGCAAGCGAAGCTAACCGCCGAAGGTGGCGAAATGGGGTTTCTTCCAGATAAAGCCGAACTAGCGCGCGATATTTGGGAACGTATGCAAGGCACGAAGACCGCAGACGGTCGCACCATTCCGCCAACAGCCGACGAATATTCAAAGCTTGCGAAGCTATACGCGGACGTTCGCGGGTTCATTGAAAAGCCGCAGAATAACCAAAACGTAACCGTTGTAATTCCGAAAGCTATTGAAGTTCCAACGCACGGAACGAACGAAGAATGGGAACAGGCCGCAGCTAAACAGCAACAGGATTTATTGAATGTTAGCCGAAGCCGCCATTAAACAAACGGCGCTTTCGGTCGCAGTATCTAACGCACCGGAACCCGAAATAGTTTGGCGACCCTTGCCGGGGTCTCAGACTATCGCCCTTGATTCCCGTTGCGACCACACGCTATACGAAGGCGCACGCGGCCCCGGTAAGACAGTTACGCAGCTAATGCGCTTCCTGCGGCACGTTGGGAAGGGCTACGGCCAGTTCTGGCGCGGGGTTATCTTTGATTTGGAATTTGACCACCTGTCGGGCCTTGTAACCGAATCGAAAAAATGGTTCGGCAAGTTCGGCGACGGGGCGAAGTTCTACGAATCAACGTCGGCTTATAAATGGGTCTGGCCGACAGGCGAAGAACTTTTATTTCGGCACGTTAAAAAGATTGCCGACTATGAAGGCTTCCACGGCCACGAATACCCGTTTCTTGGTTGGAACGAACTTACCAAGCACGCTTCGTCGGACTTGTACGACAAGTTTATGTCGGTTAACCGTTCGTCGTTTGACCCGGTGTTAAATACGCCGCACCTTAAAGCGGTTGACGGAACAATAACGAAATATTCAACGCCGAACGGCCTTCCGCTTCCGCCAATACCTTTGGAAGTATTCAGCACAACGAACCCGAATGGCCCCGGTCATAATTGGGTTAAACGTCGTTTTATTAACGTTGCGCCGCGCGGTACTGTTGTTCGAACTAAAGTCGAAATCTTCAACCCGCAGACGCAAGAAAACGAAACAATCGAAAGAACGCAAGTTGCTATCTTCGGTTCGTATCGCGAAAACAAATATTTGCCGCCCGGCTATGTTGCCGAACTAGAAAGCATTAAAGACCCGAACTTGCGCAAGGCTTGGCTTTACGGCGATTGGGACGTAACAGCGGGCGGCGCGCTTGACGATGTTTGGCAATCGCATATGCATATCGTACCGCGCTTCGTGATTCCATCAAGCTGGCGAATCGACAGGGCTTACGACGACGGGTCTTCGCATCCGTTTAGTGTGGGCTGGTGGGCTGAATCCGACGGAACCGAAGCGACCATAGTTCTTGGCGACGGCACCGAATTTACGTTTTGCCCGCAACCCGGTTCGCTTGTTCAAATATTCGAATGGTACGGAACCGAAGAAATCGGAACGAACAAAGGTCTTAAAATGTCGGCGACGAACATTGCCCAAGGCATTATCGACCGCGAAATTTCAATGATGGCTAACGGCTGGATTCATTCGCAGCCGTGGCCCGGCCCCGCCGACAATCGCATTCGCCAAACTATCGACAGCGAACTAGACACAATCGAAAAGCTTATGTCAACGAAGGGCGTTCGTTGGACGGAATCGGACAAATCGCCGGGTTCGCGTATCATTGGTTTGCAGCTTGTGCGCGACCGATTAGAAGCGGCTGTTAAAAAAGAAGGGCCGGGTTTATACTTTATGTCGAACTGTCTTGCGTCTATTGAAATTTTGCCCACATTGCCGCGCGACCAAAAGAAAATCGACGACGTAGACACGACAGCCGAAGACCATTGTTACGATATGGTGCGTTATCGCGCGTTGAAAGGTGCGAACAAAGCGGCGACGAAATTTAAACTTGTAATGCCAAATTAAGGAACCCATAAAATGCCGAACGTATCTTTCGCCCGCCCCGAACTTGCAAAACTTTTGCCGCTTTATTATTTAATTCGCGACGCAATCGCAGGCGAACCAACTATTAAAGCAGCGCGTACTAATTACCTTCCAATGCCAAACGCGGAAGATACGTCGAAAGAAAACAAAGCGCGCTATGAAGCTTATTTGAAACGCGCCGTATTCTATAACGTAGCCCGTCGAACTTTGCTTGGTTTAGTCGGTCAAGTCTTTATGCGTGACCCGGTTGTTGAAGTTCCGTCGTTGCTTAACCCGCTTGTCGCTAATGCAACGGGTTCGGGTATCAACCTTACGCAGCTTGCGAAAAAGGCCGTTTCGTTGAACTTGGCTTATTCGCGCGGCGGAATCTTCGTAGACTACCCAACGACCGACGGCAAAGGCGCAACAATTGCAGACCTTGAAGCCGGAAAGGTTCGCCCGACTTTATACGTTTATGCGCCGACTGAAATTATTAATTGGCGAACTATTGACAGGGGCGCGGAAGAAGTTTTAGCCCTTGTTGTTATCTTCGAAACTTGGTGCGCACAAGACGACGGTTTTGAAATGAAAAATTCGGGGCAATTCCGCGTTTTGCGTTTGGACGAAGAAGGTTATTGCGTCCACGAAATTTGGCGCGAACCGCAGCCAACAAGGGCCGACGGCACGAAGATTCCGAAGGGCAATTACGCACCTTACGAAATCTTTAAACCAGCCGACGCGCAAGGCAACCGGCTTTCAGAAATTCCGTTTATGTTCTTCGGTTCTGAAAACAACGACAGTAACCCGGACAACCCAAACTTTTACGACCTTGCTTCGTTGAACTTGGCGCACTATCGCAATTCAGCCGATTACGAAGAAAGTTGTTTTATCGTAGGCCAGCCGACGCCCGTTCTTACCGGCCTTACGGAAGAATGGGTAGCTAATGTTTTGAAAGGAACGGTTGCCTTCGGTTCGCGCGGCGGCATTCCGCTTCCGCCCGGTGCCGACGCTAAGTTGTTGCAGGCCGAACCGAACACCATGTTAAAAGAAGCCATGGATTCGAAAGAACGCCAAATGGTCGCACTTGGCGCGCGCCTTGTCGAACAAAAGGAAGTGCAACGCACGGCGACCGAAGCCGAATTAGAAGCCGCTTCCGAAGGTTCTTCGCTGGCAAGCGCAACCAAGAACGTATCGGCGGCGTTTGAATGGGCCTTAAAATGGGCGGCGCGCTTGGTAGGCCAGCCCGACAGCGGCGTTAAATTCGAACTTAACACCGACTTCAACATAACCAGAATGTCGCCCGAAGAACAAGCAAAGCTTATTGATAGTTGGATGAAAGGCGCAATTACCTTCGAAGAAATGCGGGTACCTTTGAAAAAAGCTGGTATTGCTACCGAAGACGACGCAGTAGCAAAAGCCAAGATTGCCAAAGATACCGCCGAAGCAATGGCCCTTGCCCCTGTTGAAAACACGCCCGGCGAACCCGGTTCTAATGTGGGCAACAATAACAACACGGGGTCTTAATCATGGCCCTGTCGGACAATATGCGATTATACGACATTGCGACGCGCCTTGCCGTATATACCGAAGACGTTAAAGTAGGTCAAGCGAAACAATTTGCGTTTGTGCTTCGCGAAGTAAACGAAACTTTAACCGACCTTTTGGGGCGAATTCGCTATAAGACTTTAGACGGTCTTTCGAAAGCGCAGCTTAATAAACTTATTGTCGAACTTCGGCAATCACAATCGAAGATTTATACGGCATACACCGAACAGCTAATTAAACAGCTTAAAGACTTTATGTTAGCCGATTTGGAAGTAAACCGGCGCGCATGGGTAACGGGCTATATTGAATTAGACGGCGAAGAATCCGACGAAATTATTTCGGACGAAGAAGCAATACAATTCATTTTAGAAAATCCGAACAACGAAGCGAACCCGCTTTTCGGCATTGCTGCGGTAACTGGCGCAATCGACCGTATTTGGTCGCAAGTAACGAATTCGCCGATTCCTGCAAACGGGCTTTATCTTTTGCCGTTTATAAAGACGTTTTCGAATTCAGCGCAAGCCGGTATCGAAAACATAATTCGCAAAGCATGGGCGAATAAACTTACGGTTGAAGAAACGTTGACGCAGCTTGTCGGCGACGGCGAAAGCGTGCAAGGTACGCCGTCGCAGTTGCACCGGGTAAACGCGCAAGCGTCGGCGGTAATAGCTACGGCAACGGCGCACGTTGCGGCAATCGTTGCGGCTGGCGTTATGTCTGCTGTCTTCGGTCGGTACGCTTGGCATTCGGTAATGGACGGCAAGACGACCGACATTTGCATAAAGCGAAACTTGAAAGTTTATCGCTTCGGCGAAGGCCCGTTGCCGCCTGCGCATATTCGCTGTCGTTCGCATGTTGCGCCCTATATAACAGGAAGTGACATAGCCGAAGAAACGTTTTATACTTGGGTTGCGCGCCAGCCTATCCAAGTTCAAGACGACGTTTTGGGCGCAGACGGCGGGGCGGCGATTCGCGAAGGTCGTTTGAAAGCGTCGGATATTCCGAAATATGAAACGAAAGACCCGCTTACTTACGACCAATTTAGAAAGAAGATTAAAGAAATACTTTCCCGCTGATTCGGTGAATCGGCATAATCCCAAGGAGTCCTTGAAATGGCACTTAAAAAGAAACTTACCAAAGAAGAACACGCGAAGCTTTCCGACGCAATCAAAGGCGAATATATCGAAGACGGCGACGGCTTCCGGCTTGACCTTGACGGCGACGAAGACACCGGGGCGCTAAAGCGTGCTAAAGACCGCGAATCGCAGTTGCGCAAAGAAGCCGAAGCGAAGTTGAAAGAAGCGCAAGAACAGCTAGACGCGCTTGGCACAGACGACGCCCGCAAAAAGGGCGATATTGCAACGCTCGAAAAGTCTTGGCAATCGAAGCTTGAAACGCAGCGCGAAGAATACGAAGGCAAGTTGGGTAAGCTTACCGGCCACACAACGAAAAACCTTGTCGATAACGTAGCGATTCAACTTGCGAACGACCTTAGCAAGTCTTCGCCGAAGGTTATTCTTCCCCACATTCGGGCGCGCCTGCAAGCGGATTTCGAAGGCGACGAACCGAAAACCCGCATTCTTGATAAAGACGGCAAGCCGTCCGCAATGACAATCGACGAATTAAAAGCCGAATTTGTTGCAGACAAGGATTTTTCTGGTATCATTACCGCTAGTAAGGCGTCCGGCGGTGCCGGTAAGCCTTCGCAAAACGGCGGCGGTGCCCCGAACTTTAACGGTCAATCCGACAAACCCGCCGACCTTTCCAAGATGAACGCGAAAGAACTTGCGAACCATCTTACGGAAGCGAAGGCCAACCAAGATACATAAGGACGCCCAATCATGGCACTTTCAGACCTATCGGTATACTCCGAATACGCGTATTCTTCGTTTACCGAAGTTCTACGCCAGCAAATCGACTTGTTCAATGGTGCCACTGGTGGCGCGATTGTTCTTCAAGGTGCGGCGCACCAAGGCGATTTTTCCGACGCTGCATTTTTCGCCAAGGTAACAGGCGGGCTTGTTCGCCGTCGTAACGCCTACGGTTCCGGCGCGGTCGCCGAAAAGGTAATGAAGCACCTTGTCGATACGTCCGTTAAGGTCGCAGCCGGTACGCCGCCCGTTCGCCTTGACCCCGGCCAATTCAAATGGATTCAACAGAACCCCGAAGTCGCAGGCGCGGCAATGGGTCAACAGTTGGCTATTGATACGATGGCCGATATGTTGAACGTTGGCCTTGGTTCCGTTTATTCGGCCCTGTCGCAAGTTGCGGGCGTTGTTTACGACGCTACCGGCAATATTGCGCCAGCCAATAAGCCGACTTGGGATAACTTCAACAACGGCCAAGCGAAGTTCGGCGACGCTTCTTCGCAAATCGGCGTGTGGATTATGCACAGTACGCCGATGCACGCCCTTTACGCCAACAACTTGAACAACAGCGAACGCTTGTTTACTTACGGTACGGTGAACGTTATTCGCGACCCGTTCGGCAAGTTGCTTGTTATGACCGATTCGCAAAACCTTGTCGAAGCCGGTGCGCCAAACATTTATCACATGCTTGGCCTTGTGCCGGGTGCGGTAATGATTGGTCAAAACAACGACTTCGACGCAGCCGAAGAAACCAAGACCGGCGACGAAAACATTATTCGGACTTACCAAGCCGAATGGTCGTACAACGTCGGTATCAAGGGATTCGCTTGGGACAAGGCGAACGGCGGCAAATCGCCAACCGACGCGGCGTTGTTTACTTCGACCAATTGGGACAAGTACGCAACTTCCGACAAGGACTTGGCGGGCGTTGTGGTCGAAACCAACTAAGACGACCAACGGACGGGGCTTCGGCCCCGTTCTGTCTATCCGAACCAAGTTAAGGAGTTTCAAACATGAAACCTGCAAAAATCCTGTATTTCGTTGACGGCCACGCACCAAAGCCCGAAGACTTCCAAGCCGCCGCCGAAATGGCCGCGACTGTCGCATTCCGCAACGCCCGCGCCGTACCTTCCGAACCGCATTCGCTGGAAATCTGCGACGGCGTAGCGGGTAAAGTACCGGCGCTTTACGCCGAAAAGTTCCCGACCGCCGAAGAAGCCATTTCCAAAAAGAAGAAAGAACTTAAAGAACTTTCTTCGAAGGTAGGCGACAGCCCGGCACCGAAGGCAAGCGGCAAGGGCGCAGCGGCCAAGACGGACGACACCAAAGCCCCGGCAAGCGGCAACGCCCCGGCACCGGCTGCGACTGGTCAAGCGCCCGGCTGGGACCCTAACCCGGCGCAGTAATAAAGCCCGGCTTGTCGCTTATTGTGGGCAAGCCGTCTTTTAACGAACAATAAGGAACCTTCGCAATGGCGACCAAAAAAGTAATTTTCTTTACCGCAGGCAAAACCGCAACCGCTGGCGAAATTGCCGACATTGCGAAGCTTAACGCCGTAGCCGAAGCGCAATACAGCGTTTCCGTTATGAACGGCGCAGCCGATACCAAATACGGCGAAACGAACCGCCTTGCGCCTTGTGACTTCGTAGCGGGCACAATCCCGACGGTTTACAACGCAAAAGACACAATCGACCCCGACGCAATCCCGAATCAGGCGCTTACGGCAACGCAAGCAATTGTCGAAGACGCGCAAGCTTTGGCGGTTCCGGTTACTGGCACTTACGCGACGACCGCAACCGTTAGCGTTGTTGACGGTGTTGTTACCGGTATAGTTCTTTCGTAAGGACGGCGACAAATGGCAATTACAATTGTTGTCGAAGATGGAACAGGCGTAGCGAACGCAAGTAGCTTTGTAAGCATTGCGGACGCGCGCACCTATGCCAGCAATCGCGGCATTTCGCTTCCGACCGACGAAGACGAATTGGCCGCAATGCTTATTCAAGCTTCGGACTACTTGGAAGCGCAAGAATGCCGCTACCAAGGCGAACGCACTTCTTCGACGCAGGCGTTAACGTGGCCCCGTAAAGGGGTTTTCTTGCATTGCGACGAAGTGCCTTCGAACGTTATTCCGAAATCGTTAATCGGCGCACAAGTGCAACTTGTAATCGCAATTAATGACGGCTTCGACCTTCAACCGAACGTTTCGCCGCAAGATTACGTTATTCGTGAAAAGGTCGGCCCAATCGACACCGAATACGCGGACCCGACAGCGGTTGGCATTATGCCCACATTTACCGGCGTTAATGCGCTGTTGACCCCTTTGTTTGGCGAATGCGCTTCGAATAAGCTTGCGCTTTGTACTATAAGGGTTTAACGAATGGCACGCTTCGACAGGCAAATAGCAACAGCAAAACGCCTTATCGCGAAGAATGGCGAACTTGCGAAGTGGCGCGTTATCAACGACCCGGCGCCGACAGACCCGAACAAGCCTTGGGAACCCGGCGCAGCTACGCCAGACGACAAAGACGTAACCATTTGTTTTTTGCCAATTGACCGGCAAACAATGGAAGCTTTCAACTTCATAAAAGGCACCGAAGTTCCGAAAGGTTCCGTAATGGGTCTTATGGGCCAAGTTAATTTTGAACCGAATTTGAAAGACGTTGTTATTCGTGACGGCAAAGAACTTCGCATAGCAAGCCTTGACGTTCTTTCGCCGAATGGGCAAAAAATACTTTATACGGTAGTGTTTAAAGAATGATTGAATTCGACGACGTAAACGACGAAATAAATTCGCTGTTCTTTTCGGCTTGGAACGCCGGAAGCGCGGCTATTGTCGGTTATGTTCCCGAAATGCGTTGGCAAGGCGTGCAATATCGCGATTTGCCCGACGGTTCGAAGTTTTGGGGTCGTCTGTCGAAGCAAACAGTTTTTGAAGAACAAGCGTCGCTTTCTAATTGCGAAGGCTTGCCGGGTAAAAAGAAGTATACGGCTTCGGGGCTTGTGTTCTTGCAGTTGTTTTGTCCGAAGTCAAATACCCAAGCTTTCGAACTTGGGCAACAGTTGGCGAAGCTAGGCCGCAACGCTTTTCGGGGCAAGACAACGCCGGGTAAGATTTGGTTTCGCAACGTAAGGATAAACGAACTTGACCCCGAAGAACTTTACGAACGGTTTAACGTCGTTACCGAATTTAAATACGACGAACTTGGTTAAGGAATTCTAATCATGCCATGCGCAATTAACAAAATCGACAGCAATATTACAGGACTGGCATTCGCGGAAGAAGAATGCTTGAAACAACTTCCCGGCGTTGCCGGTGCCGACGCCGTTTGGTTCGGACTTGAACCAAACAGCTATTCGGACTTCGGCGGCGACCTTTCGACCGTAGCGCGCGCCCCTATTGACCCTTCGCGCCAGAACAAGAAAGGGGCTATTACAGACCTTGACGCTTCGGGCGGATTCAATAGCGATTTTACGAAGTCGAACCTTACCCGCATTTTGCAAGGTTTCTTCTTCGCAGACGCCCGGCAATTGCCTTCGACTGCGCCGCTTAACGGTGCCGCTGTCGCAACTTCCGCCGTTGATTCTATGACGAAGACTTACAACGTAGCAAGCGGCGGCGCTGCGTTTGTTGCCGGGCAACTTGTCTTCGCAAGCGGCTTTGTGAATGCTTCAAACAACGGCCTTAAAACCGTGGCGTCTTCTACTGCAACAACCGTCGTTACTGTTGAAGCATTGGCCGACGAAGCGTCGCCGCCAGCCGGGGCGAAGTTTGAAACGGTCGGTTTTGAATTCGATTCCGCCGACATTAGTTACGCGGTCGTTGATGGGGTCGGTTCTATTGTTTCAACTGTCGCCGACTTTACCGCGCTTCCGGGCCTGTTCGCCGGTCAATGGGTGTTCATTGGCGGCGACCTTGTTGCAAACCGCTTCGCTAATAATGTGGGCTACGGTCGGGTTAAGTCGATTTCGGCAAACGCAATTGTTTTCGATGATACGACTTTCGCAGGCGTCAACGAAGCAGGAACCGCCAAGTCGATTCGTTTGTTCGTCGGCGTTGTCGTAAAGAATGAAAAAACCCCGTCGCTTATCAAGCGTCGTTCTTACAACATTGAACGCCAGTTGGGCGAAGGCGAAACTTCGACGCAAGCCGAATACCTAGAAGGTGCGGTAGCGAATGAATTTACGTTGAACGTTCCGCAGGCCGACAAGTTGAACGCCGACCTTGGCTTTATTGCTTGCGACAACACTTACCGCAGCGGCGAAGCCGACGACGAAATTAAAGTAGGTACGCGCATTTCGGCACCGGGCGAAGATGCTTACAACACTTCGTCGGACATTTACCGAATTAAAATGGCAGTTCACGACGCCGCGTCTTCGAACCCCGCCGCTTTGTTTGGTTATGTTTCCGAAGCTACGGTTTCGATTAGCAACAGCGTAACGCCGAATAAAGCGGTCGGCGTTTTGGGTGCTTTCGACACTTCGGCGGGTAACTTTGAAGTCGGCGGGTCGATTACCGCTTACTTTACGACTGTTGCCGCAGTTAAAGCCGTTCGCGCAAATGCCGACGTTGGTTTGTCGGTTATTAGTGCGGCCAAGAATTCCGGGTTTATCTTTGACATTCCTTTGCTTGGTTTGGGCGGCGGTCGTTTGAACGTTGAAAAAGACGCGCCTATTACGGTTCCACTTGAACCAGCGGGCGCAGAAAACGCCAACGGGTATACGATGCTGTACGAAGTGTTCCCATATCTTCCAACAGTAGCCATGCCCGATTAATTGGGCTATGATAGAAGGGCCGGAATTCACCGGCCCTTTTTTCATTAAACAGGATTGATAAAATGTCTGGACTACACAAACAGTTTAAAACGAATTCGGCAAAAGAAACCGAAGGCGTAAAGATTGAATTTCCCGAAGCGCAGAACGACGACGGTACTATCCCGACGTTTATCATTTCGCGCATGGGCAAATCGAACAAAGCTTATTCGAAGGCGCTGGAAGCTGCGACCCGTCCTTACCGTCGCCAAGTCGAACTTGGTACGATGAAAAACGACGTAGCCGAAAAGCTGTTTTTGAACGTTTTTGCCGATACCATTTTGCGCGGTTGGGAAAACGTGCAAGACGAAAACGGCGAAGCTATCCCGTATTCGAAAGATTCGGCGATTTCGCTTCTTGAAGAATTGGGCGACGTTTACGACCGCTTGCAAGAAGAAGCCAAAATTTCTTCGAACTTCCGCGATTCCGCGTTGGAAGACGAAGCAAAAAACTAATAGAAGTTCTGGCGCACCTGTTTGAACTTGGCCCACACGAACAGGCGATAGCTAAACAAGCAATGCGGGCCGGGCAACCATTACCCGACCGCATTGCAAACGCGCCAGAACTTGAAATGGGCTTACAAGTTTATCTGCAAGCTTTCTTCGATTTGGATTCGGAAAGGTCGCACGGAAACGGGTTAACGTCGATACCTTGGACAAGTATTGCAGCGTATGCAATGGCGTTCGAATTCGACGAAGAACAAACCGAAGACCTTTACTTTTTTGTTAGGCGGCTTGATTCCGAACATTTGAAGAAACTTGCAGCGAAACAAAAGGCGGCTAAGTAATGGCGAAAAACCTTTTAGACTTGGCCGCAAGGCTGGAAAAGAAAGCAAAAGCTATCGACGAAGCCGCTTCCCAAACCGCAGTCGATACAAGCTTGGCTATTGTGGGCGACCTTGCTTACAAAACGCCCGTAGACACTTCGCAAGCTTTGTCGGGTTGGCAAGTTAGTTTAGAAGACCCGGCGTCGGGTCGCATAGGGCCGCATTATCCGGGCTTGCAAGGTTCGACGCATAACGCAAGCGCAGCCGAAACGCTAAACCTTGCGAAAGCTGTTTTAAAGAATAAAAGACCGGGGCAAGCGATTTATATTACGAATAACGAACCGTATATTCGCCGCTTGAACGATGGTTATTCCGGGCAAACCCCGGCGGGTTTTGTGGAACGGTCTGTTTTAATCGGTCGCAAAATGTTATCGAAGTTTAAGATTAAGGACTAGGCGAAATGTCAGACGAAAATATCGAAATTAAGGTACAAGACAAAGTTTCGCCTTCCATTTCGAACAAGCTTCGTACAATCGCGACCGAATCCCGAAACGCCGACGCCGCAGTTAAAAACCTTCAATTGCAACTTAACGCATTGAACGGCAATAACCTTAACGTAATTTTGAAAAATGCTTCGCAGGCGTCCCGCGCTTTGCAGCAAACAACCATTGCCGCGCAAAGGCTGGCAACCGAACAACAGCGCACCGCTTCCGCAGCCGCTAATGCCGCCGCAGCGCAGACACGCGCCACCACGGCCACAACCCAAGGGGCAACAGCGCAACAGCGCCTAGCAGCCGCCACGGCACGCACAAGCGCGGCGCAGGCCCAAGGCCAGACAGCCGCCCAACGCCTAGCCACGGAACAGCAACGCACCGCAGCCGCCGCAGCGCGCACCGCCGCAGCCAATGACCGGGCGGCAATCGCGGCCCTACGCCTACAGCAAGCCCAAGACCGGCAAGCCCAATCAAGCCGCAACGCAGCTTCGGCAATGGGCAGATATATTCGCACGGCTGCGGGAATCGCTGGCGTAACGCTTTCGGCTGGCGCAATTATCGGAAGCGCCGACGCTTACGTTACGTTGCAAAACAAATTGCAGAACGTCGCCGAATCGCAAGCGCAAGTAAACAAGCTTACCGAAGAACTGTTTTCGCTTGCTAACGAAACGCGCGCAAGTGTTACCGAAACAGCGACGGCGTTTACCCGGTTCGACCGTGCTTTGCGTGTTATGGGCAAATCGCAAGAAGATTCGTTGCGTTTAACCGAAACAGTAAACAAGGCTTTGATTGTAGGCGGCGCAACAGCGCAAGAAGCTTCGTCGGCCTTGTTGCAGCTTTCGCAGGCATTCAACGCCGGGCGTTTGCAGGGCGACGAGTTCCGGGCCGTATCTGAAAACATGCCAATCGTTTTGGACGCAGTAGCGCAAGCAACAGGGCGACCAATTACCGAAATTAAAAAGCTTGCAAGCGAAGGCAAGATTACAAGCGCCGTTTTGTTCGAAGCTTTTTCTTTGATACAAGACAAAGTAGACGAAACGTTTAACAAGACGTTGCCCACAATTGGGCAAAGCTTCAAAGTGCTGAAAAATAGCACTATTCAGTTTTTCGGGCAATTGAACGAAGCGACAGGCTTTACCCGCGCGCTTTCTTCGATAATGCTTACGCTTGCCGAAAATATTAAACTTGTCGCCGTAGTTCTTGCGGGCGTTGGCGCTGCAATGTTGCTTGCTTTCGGCCCCGCTATTGTTGCCGGTGTGGTCGCAGCAACGACCGCCGTTAAGGCGTTTACAATCGCGCTTGCGACAAACCCAATCGGTTTAATTATCGTTGCATTGGCAAGCGCAATCGCTTATCTAACATTGTTCCGCGACGAAATCGACGCAGGTATAGACGGCGTAACGACATTGGGCGATTTGTTCCGGGCCGTGTTTGAAAGTATCGGGCAAGCAATCGACGACGTTAAATCTATTGCCGGTGAATTGTGGGCAAGCCTGTTCGACGATGCTTCCGCAAGTTTGGCCGACACTTCGACCGCAGTTACCGACGCGACCGGGGCTTGGTACGACGATTACGCCGCATTCTTTGAAACAAACCGTACAGGTTGGGCCGCTGCGCTTGAATGGGCGGCAAAGACATTCGACGCAATCGGCGGGCTTTTAACCGGGCTTGGTATCTTCGCAGGCCGTGCGCTTGCGCAAATTGTAATTAGCGTACAAAACGCAATTGCGAACGCTTATGACTTTATCGTCAGGTATATCGAACGGGTTACGAATCTTGCAATTGAAGCGGCGAACAAACTTCGCGCAATGGTTGGTAAAGCCGGTTACGAACTTGTTAACTTCGAACGCATGGGTCAAGCTGGACAAACGGAATTCGAAGGCTTCGGCAAGCTTTGGGCGGAATCGCTAGAAGACGGCTTTTCTTCCCAAGGCGGCGCGCTACAAAAGGTTTTAGACAACACCTTTAACCGTGCCGCAGAAATCGGCGCAGGACGCCGCAGCGGGGCCGTTACGCAGCTTCGCGGGGCTGGTGTTGACCAGACAGGCGGCACGACAGACGACAAGGCGGCAAAGGCTGCGGAACGTCGCGGGCTGGCGCTGGAAAAAATAAATACGCAGCTTGACAACGAAATAAGCCGCATGTTCCAGCTTCAACCGCAGCGCGAAGCCCAAGCGAAGTTCGACCAAATCGAAGAAAGCTTGATTCAAAAGAAAATCAAGCTTACCAACGAAGAAGCCGATTCGATTAAAGCTAAAATTAAAGCAATTCAAGAAGCGACCGAAGTTCAAAAGCAATTCGATTCGATTTATAACGAAGCGGTCGGGCCTGCAAAAGAATACAATTCAACTTTAGCCGCAGCGAATCAACTTCTTGAAATGGGCGCAATTACCCAAGAACAATATTCGCGGTCTATTTTGAAGTCTTCCGAAGCTTACGCTAATTCGGAAGACCCAATGCGGCAATATAACAAAGATTTGCAACAGCAATTCGATTTGCTTAATTTGCTTCCGAAACAGCGCGAAATTGAACAGCAAATTATGCAAGTTCAAAACGATTTGCTTTCAAAAGGCATTGAACTTAACGAAACAGAATTGGCGCAACTTCGCGAACGATTGACCTTGCTTCAACAAGTAAACGCAGTTTCGCAACAAGAAGCTTCATTATTAGACGCAAGCGTAGGAAAGCGGCAAGCTTATATTGACCAACTTGCGGCAATAAATCGGCTTAGCGCCGACCAATCGTCGGGCTTTACTGCGGGCGACCAAGCCGGGGCAACAAACGGCTTATTGCAAGGTATGGGCGTTGACACGACAAACTTTCAAACAGCAATTGACGCGCAATTAGCTTCGTATCAAACATATACCGAACAGTTGAAAATGCTTAACGACCAAAAGTTAATAAGCGACCAAGAATACGCAGCCGCTTCCATGCAAGTAGAACTAGGCCGACAAAATGTTTATTTGAATTCGGCAAGCCAGTTTTTCGGAAGCTTGACCGCACTTCAAAAAAGTGAACACAAGAAACTTGCCGCAGTAGGCAAAGCCGCAGCTATTGCACAAGCAACGATAAGCACTTATCAAAGCGCAACAAGTGCTTACGCCGCAATGGCCGGTATTCCATACGTCGGCCCGGCGTTGGGCGCGGCTGCGGCTGCGGCTGCGATTGTCGCAGGCTTGGCTAACGTCCAACAAATCAGGGCGCAAAATACGGGCTTTCAGTCGGGCGGCTATACGGGTTCAATGGGCGTAAGCGAAGTCGCGGGCGTTGTTCACGGTCAAGAATATGTAATGAACGCCGCAGCAACGAACCGCATTGGCGTTAACGACCTTCAAGCTTTGCAGTCTGGCGCGGCAAGTGTTCAACGCAACGACGACCAAGCCGGAAAGGGCAATGTGGGCACACAAGCCCCGGCCCCGGCCCCTGTCGTAAATATGCCTTTTAGCGCAGTTGTTGTACAATCAAAAGAAGCCGCATTGGGCGCGCTGAAATCTTCGGAAGGCCGGGCCTTCATTCTCGAAACAATCGAAGAAAACGGAAGCACTGTCGCAAAAGTTATCGGGGTTAAATAATGGGATACGCAATAGGAACGGTATTAAAAGAAGGCGGCGACGATTGCCATTATCGGGTTTTGGCAATTATAAAAACGCTTGCCGAAGCTAACGGATGGGCAACCCTTCGTTATGTATCAACCGGGCTTGACCGCGAATTAATTTTAAAAGGCGTCGGGCTGTCAGGCGTCGAAGAAATTTTTGTAGGTTTCAAGTGCTACCAAAGCATTTCGGGCGATTACTACAACATAAATTGCGGCGTGTTTGTCGGATATATCGCCGGACATAGTTTCGAAAGCCAACCGGGCGCGCAGTTTAGCGCAGTACAAGCCCACAATAATGCGGTTACATATTTTATAACAGCTAACGCACAACGAATTGTCGGGTGTTTTAAAGTAGGTACGCCGGTATACGAACATTTTTACGTCGGCAAATTCTTTCCTTACGCGCGCCCCGGCGAATACCCGTCGCCGCTTGCTTGCGGTGCTATGCTAAACGGCGCCGAAGCAACAAGATTTGACAATACGTCGCAAGTTTTCCCGTATCCGGGCTATTATTATTCAACCGCTCAAAATCGGCTATACCAGCGCGATCAAGCCGGTAATTGGGCTCGTCCTTATTGCTACCCTTTCACACAAGGATACCAAAGTACAAACGCGCTTGCAGGCCCGCAGGGTTCGAACACTATGGTTCCGGCTGGTGCTTATTACCAGTTGGAACCGGTTATTTTGGCGCAGCAAACATCGGATGTTAACCCTTCTAACGTATGGGGCGAATTCGACGGTGTTTATTTTTGTTCCGGCTTTAACAACGGCGTAGAAAACGTTGTTCAAGAAGGCGGAAGTTCTGTCGTAGACCAAACCGGCTTAACTGTGTTGCAAGCGGTTGACGCAATTTTGGCAATAGGCGGGCGGGCGTTTGTTATGTTACAAAACGTCTACCGCACTTCTTGGAGCGACTTTATAGCTATGGAAATGAAATAATGGCATACATTACAGGAAGCGCCGCAAGCTTTGCGGATTTAAAAACAGCAATTGAAAACGCATGCACCGCGAACGGTTGGGCACTTGCCGACGGCATTTTGTCGAAAAGCGGGGCGTTCTTCAAACTTAGCATTCTTGAAGGAACTTACTCGGCGCTTGTTTTAAACGGCGGTACAAGCAAAACAGGAAGCACTTTAAACGGGCAACCAACGCTGCCGCAAAACGGCGCGGGTGCTATGATTTCAAATTCAAACGGGGGTATAATTTCTTTTCCAATAAATTACGAAATTCATGTTTTTACAAACCCCGATGAAGTTTATTGCGTAATTAATTATAACTCAGATTTTTATCAACAACTTTCGTTCGGAAAGTCCGACATTCCGGGCGTAGGCGGTGCCGAAGCTTGGTTTACAGGCAGTAGTGGCAGTAATGTCCCCACTGGAAGCTCTTCCGCAAGCCTTGTTTACATGAGGTCTTCGAACGCTTTTTGCGGGTCAACGTCTTATAACGGCATTGCTTGCGGCCTTTGGTTCGAAAAGGAAGTGGAGGGTTCGTACCAGTCTTCGTTTGTGCATTCTAATTTAGACGGAATTTCGAATTGGCGTTGTTCTAGCAACTCAGTTGTAGGAACTGGCGGTTACGGTATTTCTTACGCGGCGTCGTTGCTTGGTGCTTTGCCCAATATTTCCAACCAAGCAACTATTTTAATTCCTGTAAAAGCAATTATTTTTAGAAATGACGCAGGTCTAACAATTGCGGCAAACCCTAAAAACGTTCGTTATTTGCGAATCGACAACCATGTTCCCGGTGAAATTATTACATTCGGGGCCGAACAATGGAAAGTTTACCCAATGCTTCGCAAAGATTTGACCCAACGAGACGGCGTTAAATACCCAAAAGGCGGCGCGACGCATTCGGGAACTTGGGGCTACGCAATTAAATATACAGGGGCTTGATTAATGGCCGGTCGGTTGGGAACTTTATTATCGGCGCAAAGCTTCGTATACGGCGACGTAAACCCCAATATTTCAAACGAGCTTAGCCGATTTACGCCAGCCGAATACACGCTGACCATTTACGACCCGCGCGATATGTTTTTGCGCGGCGGTTATTCGGCGTATAAAATAGCGCCTTCTAATACTTGGCCTATTGTGGGCAATGAACAACCAAACTTTTTTCGCGATTATTATTTTCGAATTCACGTTGACCCGCATGTATTGGATTTGCAAACGGTCGCGTCTTCGCAAACGCGCGAATTTACAGTTTGGAACGCATACCCGTACACAACGGCGAATCTTGACGATATTTTAATAAGCAACCCGCTTGGTATTGAAATTACAGGCCAAGCGGTGCCGTATGCCATGCCGCCACTTCAAGAACTTGTTTACGCAATAAATATTGGGGTATCCGGGCCGCCGAACATTAACGTCGAAATTCAATTTGATTTTTCAAACGTTGAAAACCCGTTGCCAATTCTTATTGCAGGTACGCGGGCGATTAAGTTTGATATTGTACCCGAAGTTCCATTAACGGAAGTTTGGGAATGGTTGTCGGACAATATAGTAGCAACGGACGGAACAGAACAGCGCATAGCACTTCGCGGCGAAGTTCCGCGCGTTGAAAATCAGTTGAAAGTTGTTTTCGATACAGTAGAAGAAATTAGACGTTTTTATTCTACTTTAATTTCAGCACAAGGCCGTTTGTGGTTGCCCGAATTTCAATACGCAACGCGAATAACTGCGCCTAGTTTAGCCGGCGAACTAACTATTTATTTCGACGAAACCGAAACAGATATTCGCGCCGCCGAATACGTTTTAGTTCAAACGCCTTTGACGTCCGCACTTATTGAAATAGAAACTGTGTCGTCTGGAAGTGCTACGATAACGGCGCCGCTTTCTTTTGATATTCCCACAGGTTCTTTAATAATGCCGGGTTCGCCCGCATTAATTAACGACAATTCGTCTTTAAGCCGTTACGCGCCAAACGAAGTTGCCCAAATAAATTTAACGGCAAAGCTTATTCGTCAACGTTCGCAAATTAAACGGCCCGGTTCTAGCGTAGTTTTGCCCGAATTCGCAGGTTCGCCAGTTATTGAAAAACGACCGCTTGCCGACGATATGGTAAACGACAGCGTATCAACCGGCCAAATATCAATCGACAATCAAACAGGCTTGGCCGACATTATTTCACGTTGGGATTATAGCCGCGTAGGTGGCCCGCGAAGCTTTAAAGTAAACAGAATGAAAGCGCCCGAAGAAATGGACTATTGGAGGGCTGTGTTTTCTTATGCGCGCGGTCAAGCCCGCAAGTTTTGGATGCCCACATACCGAACCGACTTGGCCTTGGCTGTTCAACCTTCCGACGGCACTTCAACTTATACGGTCGAAGGCGTCGAATATGCCGAAAAAATTTGGCCTATTGTTACGCATAGATTTGTTGAAATTGAAACAGCAGGCGGAACACACCGAACCGAAATATTAGGCGCAAGTGTTGCAGGCGCTTCGACAATTCTTCTTTTTCAAACGCCTTTGCCAGCCGGTGCCGAATGGATGCAGGTTAAACGAATATCTTACTTGTTACCTGTTCGTTTCAACGACGATAAAGTAGAATGGCGGCATTATGGGTTAGAATCAATTTTGAACGTTTCAATTAGGACGGCGGAAGTATGACAGATTACGACGTAAAAGAAGAAAGCCAACAAGATAGCGCCCCGGTCGAACTTTACGAATTCGTCGGAACTTATCGAAGCTATTACATGACTTCGGATTCTATCGCGCGCGTTTTCAATAGCGCTGTATATAACCCGACGCCGGGTTTACAGCGAAGCGCGCTTAAAGTAGGAACGCACGAAGACGATAACGTAGATATTACGGTAAATCTTCCAATTACCGAACAGCTTATTAGAGATTACGGCTTTCAAACTACGCCGCCTTCTTTAATTCTAACGGTGTACCGCTTGCAGCGCGACGCCGCAAATTGGGTTGCTTACTGGAAAGGGCCGGTCGCTTCTATTGTGGTAAATGATGAATTTGCAACGCTTCGCGTGCCAAGCAAATTCGGTTCTATGTTATCCGGCAATATACCTAACATATACGTTCAACCGCCGTGCAATAACGTTTTGTTCGACGAACTTTGCAAGGTAAGCCGCGCCGCTAATTCTTTAGACACTGTTGTTTCGGCAATTAGCGGGCGTACGATTTCTATTCCGTCACTTGGCGGTTTTCCTAACGGTTGGTTTCTAGGCGGCGAAATTGCAGTACCGGCGCGCAATGAACGTCGAATGATTGTCGCCCAAGCCGGGGCAATTCTAACGGTAAACTACGAATTCGCGAAAATGTCGGTCGGAACTTCGGTGCAAGTTACCGCAGGTTGCGACCATTCATACGGCGGCGCGAACGGTTGCCCTAAATTTAACAACCAACCAAACTTCGGCGGTTGTCCTTTTGTGCCCGGCGAATCCAACAACGTATTTCAAACAGGGGTTAACTGATTATGTGGCTTGCATTTGCCTTTGTTATTGCGGTTTTGCTTGTCGCAGTTCTTACACCAAAGCCGAACATTGAAAACGCCCGCGCTGCGAAGCTTGGCGACTTCCAGTTTCCAAGATCGAAGCACGGCGACCCTATGCCTTTAGTGTGGGGAACAGTTCGCCAAAAGTCGCCGATTACCGCTTGGCATGGTGACTTTCGCCCGGTTCCTATTAAAAAGAAAGTTTCAAGCGGTCTTTTTAGTTCGAAGAAAGTTACGGTCGGTTATAAAAATTATCTTGGCATTGATTGCATTTTATGTCTTGGCCCCGGCGTTAAGCTTAAAAAGTTTTGGGCCGGTACTTACCTTGTTTGGTCTGGCGAACTTGCTTCGTCTGGAAGTATCTATATAAACAAACCGAACTTGTTTGGCGGCGAAGAAGAACGCGGCGGTTTGCAAGGAACTTTGCAATTTTACGACGGACGCTTTGACCCGCCGCAAGATTCTTATTTGGTTTCGAAATTGGGCGCAAATGTCCCGGCTTACAACGGCTTCGCGCGTGCGCTGTTCAAGTCCTTTTATATTGGAACTTCGACAACCCCGGACGCTTTCAGCTTTGAAGTTTCGCGCATGACTTCGGGGCTTCACCCTATTTATTCAATAATGCCGAACGGGTTAGACGCTAACCCAATGGAAATTATATACGACGCAGTTACTCAAAAATGGGGCCGCTTCGGCAATCTTTCTTCCGAGCTTGACTTACCGTCATTTGTTGATTGTGCCCACACTTTATACGACGAAGGCTTGGGAATGTCTTTGCTTGTTCAATCTGCAATAACTGGAAAGGACTTGCTAGAAGAAGTTATGCGCGTTGCCGACGGTGTTTTGTATCAAGACCCCGCAACTTCGAAAATAGTCGCCAAGCTAATTCGAAAAGATTACGTCATAGGCGATTTAATAGTTCTTAACGAATCTTCGGTCAAGACTTTGAAGAATTTTCAGAAAACAACTTGGGAAAATACTTTTAACCAATGTCGGGTAACGTTCAAAGAGCGAAGCAACGGCTACGACACAAGCGTAGCGATTACCCAAGATTTCGCAAACATAAACTTTCAACAGCGCGTAAAGTCTACCGAAATTTCTTCGCCCGGTTGCACGCAAGCGGCTGTTGCAAGCGTGCTTGCAGCCCGACAACTTTCTTTGCTAAACGTTCCGCTTTACAAATGCGACCTTGTTGTAAACCGCAAAGCGCAAAGCCTGCTCCCCGGAAGCGTGTTCGTTTTGAATTGGGGGCCGTTCGGTATTTTAAATATGGTCATGCGTATTACGAAAATTGATTTCGGCGACCTTACTTCAAACGAAATTAAGTTGTCGTGCATTCAAGACCGCTTTTCGACGGCAACGCCTACGTTCGCCGATTCGGAAGCTTCGAACTGGACTCCGATTAACACAAACCCAAACCCTGTTCCGCTGCGGCTTCTTTTTACGCCACCCGCTTTCCTGACTGCCAACGATTTAAACGAAGCGGTTTCGACTTTTGATAGTGCGGGCCGATTGTACGTTGCAGCCGTTGCGCCGGGGCCTGCGTCTTATGCTGTCAACGTTATGACTTCTTCGGATAACTTCGCGACAGGGGGCGTTAGTTCTATTGAAAGCGCGCCATATAACGGCGGCGGGGTAATGCAAGCCGCTTATTCGGCAACTGTTGCAGCAACAACGCGCAACGACACAACGGGCTTTACTGTTGGCGGTGTTTCGCAAAATAGCATCGACAATTTGCAGCAATTAGCAAACATAACGCAAGCCCGCGACGGTTCGGCATTCTTGCTTATAAACAATGAATTGTTTATATATGTGGGCTTTGTTGACAACGGTAACGGCACGGTTACTTTTCCCAATGTGTATCGCGGCGTTTTAGACACGATACCGGGAACCCATGCGGCAAACGACCGGGTTTGGTTTATTAGTGGAACAGACGGCCTTGTTCCTGAATTAGTGCCGGTTGGTTCAACGCGCTATGTAAAATTGCTTGATAAAACACCGGGCGGGGTTCTTGATATTTCCTTGGCCCCTACGTTTAGCGCTGCCCCGACCAACCGCGCCGGGCTACCGTTGCCGCCGCAGAACCTAACCCTTAACGGAAGTCGCACGCCTGCGCCTGTCGTAGCCGCCACAAGCGTTTCGGTTGCTTGGGTAAACCGTAGTCGCACCGATACCACTTTGCGCGTCTACAACGACACGGCAAACAACCGGGAAGCGGGAACGCAAACCCGGTTGCGCTGGCGCGTAGGTGGCGGCGGTTACACGACCGTGCTTACTACTTCCAACAGTTCGACGCTTGACGTCACGGGCCTTGCTGGAACTTTAGAAGTTATTGTAGATTCGCAAATAATTTCGAATAGTAAATATTCGACTTACACCGACACGCTTACAATGACACTAAGCTAAAAGAATGACAGTGTGGCGGTTGTTGCCTTTTTCAACCGCCCGCAGTCGTACAACATGCTTATAGCTTCTTCTATGTACCAATCGTAATTAATGTCGTCTGGAAATTCGGTCGGCAAATCCATTAAAGGCCGTGCGCCGTCTGTCTTGCCTACTTTGTTTCCGCTTGTAACGTATGCAATATGCCCGGCTTCGTTCTTCGGGTAATACCAGCGAACAACCTTGCCTAAATATTTTCCGTTCTTTTCGCCGCCGCCGCGAACGTTTTTAACTGCGACAAAGCGGCGAATGTCTTTGCATTCCTTTACGGTCTTTTCGACGGGTACGTTATTTACAAGGTACTGCAAAACAGCGTCGGCGCAAATCAAGGTTTCGGGGTTCTTCGACAAAATCGAATTAAGCGCCGACCCGCGTTCGCAATAAGCGCCTTTAGTCTTCGCCCCTAGCCTGTCGTCTAAAAAGCGGGCTTCTTCGTCGCCTTCTTCTTTAATTGCAACGTATGAATTCACGTCGCGGCTATGGACGGCCTTGTAGCGGGTTTCTTCGGTCTTGTATCCGGTGTACGCTTCCCATGCTGCAATAAGCGCCCTTACTTCGTCGTGCCGGTCTTTGTGATACTTTGAAATAACGCCGTCGGTGTTGCCCGACACTACGTCGATTCCAATTGCTTCTAAAGCTTCAATAAGCATAAGCAAGACAAGTTGCCCGGTTATCGTTACTTGCAACATAAGTTGCGGCGCGTAAAGCGTTGAATACTTGTTGCCAAGTTTACCGAAGCTTCCGTTAATGGTGATTTTCAAACTGTCGGCAATTGTCTTCCAGTGCTTCGCGCCTTTGCGGTCGCCGTCTTTCTTGCACTTCGCCGCCATTGCCTTAGCATGAATACGGGTGTTTACGATTTTTTCGTAAACAATCA